TTTAGTGAAAGCAACATCGCCACCAGAAGTTTTATAAATATCTGAGTTTAATGCAACAATAACATCATCACCAAATACTTCCATACCTTGTGTTCTGTATGCAGTATCATAAGTTATAAATGTTAATGCTGCTCCGTTAGCTGGACTAGATGCTAAACTAGTTGATAATGTTAATGTAGTTCTATTATTACCTGCATCAAAAGCTAAACCTGTTATAGTATAAGTACCTGTTATACCTGTTACTGTAAATGTATCACCTGCTACAGGTGTAGTATGTGTTCTAGCAATAGTTAAAGTAGTACCAGTTTGACTTGCACCATCTACAACAGCCAATCCATATGGAGGTATCTTAGCTGCAGCAAACTTAGAAAATCCTAGTATTCTCCTGTACCCACCAACAATAGAAGGCTCAAAGTTCTTTAAAGTAATTGCAGAACCCGGCATGTTAATACCTTGTTGCAGAGGGCTTATGTTTGTAACTAAGCCACCTTTAAATTCTACAGGGAAAGTTTCTCTAGTTGTAGGCATCTATTAACTAATTCGACTGTGTGTCATAGAAGAAGATGCAGACTTATTAATTACAGTAGAACTAACATAATCATATCTATTGATGTAAAGAGTACGCATGTTTTTAATACCTTCTTCAAAGTTTGTTTTCATGACAACTGCTTCTTGTGTTTCACCTCTAAACATATATGCTGTGTACATAGCACCCTCTACAATTATAGTCCTAAATTGTTCTGGTAAACTAGGTACATCTGTTACAGCAGACAAATCTGTAGGGAGAGTAAAATAATCAAAGACTATTGTATAAGCTTTATTAGGAAAGGGATGCAGTATATAATTATTATCTGGGGTACGAATAATATGTCTAGGTACACCACCATTATCAAACTGTGTTACAGTTACATCGTCAGCAATTGTTGCTGCTGTAGTACTGTTAGCACCTCTTGTACAACCTGTAAAATCATTACCTGTTATACCTGTATACGTAATTTGTTCCCCACCTATATGTAAAGTTCCTGTAGTACTAAAACCTGTTGAGGATGTAACTGATATTGTTTCTACTGTTGCAGATAATCCACTTGCTGCATTAATAGTTGTAGATTCTATGTCATCTTCTTGGTTAGCGTAGTCTCTAGCTATATACTCATAATAAGGCATAGTAGCTAAGTTACTGCCTGTAGCACCAAGAGTTTCACTTTTTTTAATTCTTGAAGTTTTATAATCTATGTGTTTAGTATTTGTAGGTATGTCATACTTAGCTACACCGGGAGTTACTGTAGTACTATTAATAGCACTATTAAATGGATACGAAAATTCATATTGATTAATTTGTCTTATAGCAACATTAATTGCATCCTTAACCATAGCATACTCACCAATAGAAGAAGCAAAGTTACTAGAAGTAAGCTCTACTTCATTAAGACGTTTGTTTACGTCATTAACTAAACCTAAGTAATCGTATGCCATTATGTTTCCTTAAGATGCACTGAAGGGGCCAACATATAGCCAGCCCCTAAAGTATAAAGTTTTATTACACCAAGTCACGTGCTGCAACAGCAGCCTCAGTGTGTGCAGACGAAACATCAGCAATTACTGCATAGACACGCAAGCGTCCAGTAGCAGCAGCAGCATCAGCAATAACTACATCAATGGTATCTGCAGCACCAACAAGAGCTAATGCAGCAGCGGCATAAGTAGATGCAGCCCCTGTATTTACAATGTTAGCTTCACCAGCACTACCTTTTACAAGGTATGTACCAGCAGCAGCATCAAGTGCAGCACCGTCAATAATGTCATCTCCACCAGCAAAGTCAATATTACAAGTACAACTTGCAGTAAAGGACTTCATGATTTCCGCACCGCCAGCAAGCATTACTGATTCAGCAGGGATTTCAAGTAGTTGGAAGATGTCACCATCAGCAATGGTAGCACCTGCAGCAATCATAGCATCAATATCTAAGATTGCTTCAATAGTTCGTACAGCATTACCTACTACTGTTGGAACAGCAAGAACGTTTGCCCCAACGCCAGCAGTATCACTGGAAGTCATATCAAAAGTAGCCATAGTTTATATCCTCCCTATGCTGCGTTATAACGGGCAGTAACGATTGCTTCAGGACGAAGAATCTTACGACCGTATAGATGCATACCACGAACAATGTCAGCAAAGCTGTCAGGGTCACGATATGTTTCTGTCTTATTGATTTGCTCAGCAGTTGCTACAGCAGAATCATGTCCAGCAACGATTACTCCCAGATTAGTGAGTTGGTTAGCTGTACCCGAAGTTCCCGGTCCAGTGCCAAGTGCTGGCAGATTAGACGAAGAATAGACACGGAAGCCGTGGAAGTTGCTAATGGTCAAACCATTACGCAGTCCACCTGATTCACCGAAGTCTGCATTCATGAAGCGTGAGTCTTCATCAGCAAGAATTTCCATGAATACTGGATCAACAACAAGCCAGCGACCTTGTGAGTCAACTTGCTGTACATCAAGCAAACGTTTCATACGAGCAATAATCATTGCAGGAGAAACGGTGGCAGTTGGCAGGGAAGTAGCACCCGGCATACGTGCAGTCACAGGAATTGAGTGAGTGCCAGCAGCGGCAGTAGTGATGTTGCCGAAATCGTCCTTGTGAAGCTGCATAGAAGAAAGCAACTCATTAGAACCTGCAGTAGTTACAGACTTACTACCATTAACAGTAGTATTTAAAGCACTTGCTTTACTGTGCAACGATGACTGTGCATAACCAGACAAGTAACCAAGAACTTCTTGGTCATGCTGATCGGCAAGACGGTATGCAGCACGGTTAGACGCAAGGTCCATGAAATTGACGTGGCTGTGGGCCTCTTCAATATCGTCCATCTTAAAGGCAAAATAGTTAGCCTTATCAATGACTAACGAGAAATCAGCATCTTCTAAATCTTGCGCTGTGACATTCGTGCCACGTGCATATTCAGATACTGAAATCTCAGGTTCTTTAATGATCTTGACTGTATCGCCTTGACCAGAAATTTCCCCAAAATAATCGGAGTTAGTAATATCTCCAACAACAGTAGCTTTGCGAAACGCAAGCTGTACCTGTTTGCTGTAGATGACTGGGCTAAAATTACCATTAGGTAGATTTCCATAACCCGTAGCTGTCGTAAATGCCATTGTAATATCCTTTGCATTAAGACACAGATACAAACTTAAATGTAAATAATGAGGCTAATTCTACTGGGTAACATTGTTATAAAAAGTCGGCCAACCTTTTACACAACGGGCCAAAGACATTAGGTAGTCGCTAGAACTATTCATGTTTGTGAAAGTAGGTTTAATACAGGTAGTCCAAATAAGTATGGGGCTGTATTAAACCTGTTGTATATAGTTATATTCTTTAAACTTAGATTGTCAAGTCTTTTATCGTGCGCTACCCGAAATATCGTAAATAAAATTACCTGCTCGGATAGATTCCATAATTTCGTTTTGGTGTTTCTCATACTCTTGAGTAGTCATTTTGTTTACACGTGACTCAGACATCTTACTATTATTAGATGAGGAGTCCGGTTGGCTTCTACTATTACGAGTATTCACCGACTTAGCAGCATCTCTACTACTAGGCTTTTTAGTTTTAATATTCATGTCTGCTTTGTATAAATCGATTGCACGAGATGCAGACTTAGCATCATTTTCATTTTCATACAGTGCATCCTGAATCCACTTAGGTTGTTCTTCTGCCCAGTTATGAAATTGATCACTATCACGAATGCTACCAAAGTCAGGATGATCTTTTAGCAGATCAACTTCAGCACGTTCACGTGTGGCTGAGTCCCGCATTTCATCAATTTCTTTTACCCTGTCTTCTAGGCCAGCCTGTTGTTCACGTGCTTTTTTAATAGCAATAGTTTCAACGATAGCAGCTACATCAGGGTATTGCCTTGCCCAAGCATCAATGTCTTCATCAGATTTAGGCAGTTGCATTTCTTGTGATGCGCTTTGTTTAAGCTGTCCTTCGAGACTAGCAATACGAGTTTCTAAATCTTCTTTAGCTTTCTGTGATCCTCTACGTAAATCAGCATATCGTTTCTTATAACTT